TATTTCTCTGGTCTACCATTTCTTGAGGCATTTTACATAGTATCAAACCACCTACTTCAACAGCATCTTTATATTGACTGTTAGGGTTTGACGTTAATTTTATTTCTGGGTGCTCTGAATGTTTCACAGGTTCCCAGCCTTCACGCATTTTAGAAGACGCATTTCTGGCATCAGGTTCATTAGCGAGTGTAACTCGTACCCATCTATAAGCCCATCCTGGTTGCTTCTTAAACTCTGGGAGTAAAGAAGGCGGTGCCCAAGTTTTAGTTCTTACATCTAATTCGTCACGAGTTTCAATATCTCTATTTTTTCTGTTATCCATTTGCGTTCTCCGTTTTTAAAAGTTCTTTTGCATATTGCTCAGGTGTTAGTTTAAATTTTTTAGCTAAAGCTAACTGTGTTTTGGTGAGTCGCACCTTTTTGGGTGCAGTTGACCTGGTTGCTGGAGCAACTACAGTAGAAGGTTTTGTAGTGCGTTGGGCAGGTTTATCCGCGTCCAACGATTCAGTTTCCCCAAAGTATTCTGGGAATCGTTTATGCATCGCTTCATCTATGCGACGATAATATTCTTCGCTTCCTGGCATAAAACCAGAATTTGAAAGTTTCTTATGCAATCCAAAGGCTAGACTTGTCATTTCGTCATCTGCTCCAAACCAAGGATTCTTTTCTTGCCAAGCAAGATCTCTTTCCGTAGGTTTTTTAGCTGCCTGTGGCTGTATTCTATTTTGTTGTAATTGTCCACTATTTTCTTCCGTTTGTAAAGGAATATTATATTGTGGTTTAAGCTGTTGAGCCTGTAATAGCTTATATTGAGCCTCATTCATCTTAGCTTGAGCTTCACTGATCTTATCAGGGTCTGCTAAATCATAAGCTTCACGATAATCTTTTTTAGCTAATGCAAGTTCTTTTTCATAACTTTCTTTTAAAGTTTTAAGATAATCTTCTTCGCCTGTACTTAAAGTAGATTTTAATCTTCTATTTTCTTCGATGATTTGTTGAGCTACTCTTAAAGCTTCTTCACGTTCACGTGCTTCTGCTTCTTTTGCTCGTCTTTCATCATGCCAAGCTTTTTTCAACTGAGCCATTCTTTCCTTGACTCGTGATGAATATTCTTCCAGATTATCTTCTTCTAATTCTTGTTTTACTTTATCTGGTAGTGGTTCACGGTTCCTGTCTTCTGGAGGTGTATCATCTTCCTCTTCAATCTCAAATTCAGGTTCGGCTTTCGCTTCTTTTTTTGGTTCTTCTTTTGATTCCGCTACTTGCTCTTCAGACGCCTCTAATTCTACTTCAGTAGATTCATCATCTTCAAGTTCAGCAGGAATTTCATTTATAATCTTTGCCATACTTCTTCTCCTTATGCGCGTTCGTATCCACGTGGGTCATCGACCACTGCTTCTACGGTATCGTCGTTAATAATGCGGAACTCTTTACCATGTATTTTGATACGAGTACCCGAATATGCTCTAGTGATTACGAAGTCACCTTCTTTACACCAGGGTCCTGTTGGGAATCTATCCTTATCAGCATAAGCCATATCTCCCAGTTTAATAACAAATAAAACAACAGTAGAGTGTTCCTCAATATGTCTTGTTTTGTCTGCTTTAATCAAACCACTTTCATACTTCTCATCAACATTAGGCACAGCACATAAAATGCGATAGCCTTTGACTTCTGGTAATTGAGTTGGTTTTTCTTCTTGCTTAGGTTCTTCTTCAGGCGTTACTGCTTTGCCTTTGAAATCTACAATAGTTTTATTTGGCGTAATGATTTCACTCATCGTCCATCTCCATATTTTTTGCAAGGTCTGCTATGTGTCTTTGTGCAATCATAAGACCTCGAATAATGCCTGCACTGTTTTGGTATTGAGCAAAATCTTGCGCATGCCCATCACCTAATGATTCTAAAATAATTCTGCGTTCTTCTTCTAACTTCTCAGCTAGAAGTTTTAACGTACCATCTATCATGGATTAGTCCTTTCTGTTGGTTGACTGAATTTCTCTATCTTTGTTTTTTTGAACAGCATCAATACCTAACTTTGTTCCTGCCATTAGTTCTTGAGATGCTATCTTTCTATTATCCATCACAGCATTAGCTCCAAGTTTAGCACCCGCTATTCTTTCATCAGATTCTAATCTCATTTTTTCTAATTCAAGTTTAGCTTGTTCTAATGCGGTATCAGCTTGCATTTTCTGTGCTTTTGCTTGTGCTTCCATTTGCTTAATTTGTAGCTCTTGTTGTTGCATTTGGATAATTGGGTCTTGCTGTTGTTGAGCAATCTGTTGTTGCTGTACTTCAGCAGTATTTTTTTGTAAGAGTTGTTCAGCTGCCCGAGCTGCCAGTCTAGAAACTTCGACTTCAGCATCTTCAGGTAAGACTTCATTTGGTGTTGGTAATGGTACACCTAATTGTTCTTCTAATTGCTTGCGATATTCAAACGCTAAGTGTTCTGCAATATGAGCCTCAATAGCTGCTTGTACAACTCCAGCATTAGGGCTTTGTCCAACTAATTGTCTAATCTTAGGATCATTCATGAAAGCCATATGTACATCTAAATGAGCTTTATGGTCTTGGTATACAAATGCTTTAACCGGTTTACTATTTAGTATATTCATATTTTCTGATACAGGATCAGCAGGTTTCATTTCATCTTTATTAGGTATTAATAGATCTGCATTCTTAACTCCTAACACGTCTAACATCTGTCTATTAAGTTCAACCATATCATAAATGTCAGGATTAGACTGTGCCATTTGCATAACTGCTTGATATTGAACAACTTTCTGTGACATTGTTGCAGCATTAGGGTCAGATACGGGGATAACTTCTACAATATCATAATCAGATCTCTTGATACTTGGAGTACCTTCATCTGGATCATATGTATATTCATCATCTGTATAGTCTCTAATAATATTTTTTATTAGTTTAAATTCTTGTCTCATTGCATAATGAACACGAGATTGAACTGCGCTCATCACTTTTAGAGTTCTTTCTAATATTGCTAATGTAGTACCGACTGGAGCATTGGCTGACATGTCTGATACTTTTAGGTCTGCTGCTGATGCAAAGCGACGTCCTTCATCAACGATTTGATTCATTAATTGATTTAGAACTTGGCTTGGTTCTTTGTAAGGCAGAGGTAATATGTTATCTCTGATTGTGCCTGATGGTACGTCTACATCTCTGAACTCAGCTGGAGCGATTGGTGTTTCATCTCCTTTAATTCTAAGTCCTCGTGTTTTGAATCCACCGGGTAAGTTTGATAATGTACCTGCGTCTACTAACTGACGTAATAACATGGTGCCTGATTTTGCAAAAGCACCAATTAAATGAATTAGACCAAAGCAATAGAATCCAAAACCTGGTACATATCCGTAGTGTACGAAGTGCTGACGTTTTTGTTTTGTATCGTCATCAGGGTTCCAGTTACGTCTAATAGATAAAACTGTTTGTGTTGATCTTTCAATGGTTACAACGTAAGGTAAAGCAATACCTGTTTGTTCTCCATCATCTTCATCTTCATAACCTTCTAAGTCAAGGTCAACGTGCATTTCTAAAACTTTAAATCGGTTATCAGTTGTTGCATTGAATCCCATCTTCTCTGCAATTTTCTTTTCAACTTCTTCTAAGTCATGTGATGGTTCACCTAATTCAACATCACGATAGAATCCTGCAACTTGTAGTTTTCTTAAATCATTTTTAGTCTTACGCATTACATGTGTAACACGTTCAGCTGTTTCTAAAGATGAAGCACCATAAGGTACTACTAAATCTTCAGCTGGAATATACATAGAGACTTGACGCTCTAAGCTTGGATCATAATATACTTTTTTAAATGCATTACCTGCTAAACCTAAACCCCATAACATACGTTCATGTTCAGGTCTATACTCAACCATCTTCTCAGTGAGTTGATAGTTCATATCTTCTTTTACACGGTCAGCAGCTTCTTCTTTTTCTTTTGTGAGTTTACCAATGATTTGTGTTTTTACAGGACCAGATGCTGGAAACGTTTCGGTCATAGTTTCCGCTTGGAATTTAACTAAGGCTTCTGTCATTAATGGGTGATAAACATTACATGCTCCTTCCCATGGTTCACTTCTGTCTTCTAGTTTAAGACCTAATAAGTCTAGACCTTCAACATAAGTATCTAACCAATCTTTACGTGCAGATAAATCACCTTCATATTCTTCTAATAAATCGCTAGCAAGATTCTGGAGTAAGTCATCATCCATCTCTTCAGCAAGGTTATCATTAAACCCATCATCCATTTCATCAGGGTCAATTTCAATCTCCATGCCTCCAGCTTTAATAGTAACTTCTTCTGGGTCTTCAATTTCAATTTCAACATCAGGCTCCATATTAGCCATTTCAGCCATCATGTCATCTAAGCCCTTTGGTGCTTGAGCTAAACCCTTATCTATATCATTCGCTGCCATTGTATTTTCCTAAAAGTTTTTTAATTTGTATTTCTAACAAATTTACGATAATTAGAAGTATTAAATTTGTAATTTTTACAACTCTATACAGCATATAGCCGCTTTTGAGCAGAACTCCTAAAACCAGGTATATCATCTTCTTCATCACTTGGTAACCTTATAAATCCGCCTTGTCTAAACCGAGCAAGCGCTAATGTAGTCGCGTCGACCAAGTCATCGTTAGCACCACTTGGAAAGTCATTACATTCTTCTATAACTTCATGTGCCCATCTTCTATCGGGTGCCCATACTATACCAGAACTAAATAAATCTGATACAGCATTTACTCGACTAATCTTGTCCTGACCTTTTCCTGGAGTAAATTCTCCAACGGGAATACCCATCCGTCTGAACTCTTGGTAAAGTGCAGCCCCGTTAGATTTTTTTTCAACAACAAAGGCATCAGGTTCCCAATCTCGATATTCTTCTATGCAAAGTTGCTTTAACTCTGGGAATTCTAGTCGTTTCTTTATTGCATTCAATAGTATTATATTATAATTATTGGTTTCTTCGTTAAAAAATACGCCCCATACGGTTAAAGCGTTGTAATCTGACCTATTATTAGCCTCTTGAGCCGCGTCCAACGTCATTATTGTAAATTCACAGGGTGGCGGAGTTTCTTTTTCCCAGATGTTCCACCATTCTCTTTTAATCAGAGCACCTTCTTCTGATACTGGGTTTTGCATGTACTGAGCATTCCAGTATCGCACATCTAATGCAGCACGACGTGATCTTAGTTCTTCTAGAGACCAGAAATCAGGCCAAAGAGGTACTTCTTCACCATCTTTATCTTCTAAAATCGCTGGAAATTCAACAACTTCCCAGTCATCTACCTCTTCATTCTTAATCATTTGGTCTACAATCTGACCTGTTAAGTCTAGTTTAGACCATCGCGTCATCACAACGATGATCGCACCACCAGGCATCAAACGTTGTAGTGGTCCTGATTGAAACCATTCCCAGGCGGGCAAGAAAACATCTGGCTTTCCAAGTTTTGCATCTTGCTCTGAGTGTGGGTCGTCGATGATAAAGAGGTCAGCACCGCGACCAGCAAGAGCACCACCAACACCAATCGCAAAATACTCCCCGTTATAGTTGGTTCCCCATCTGGATGCTGATTTACTGTCAGCTTGGAGCTCAATATTCGGAAATACGTCTTTATATGCGTCACTACCCACGAGGTTACGGACTCTACGACCGAAATTAACTGCAAGGTCAGCTGTATGAGATGCCATAATAACCTTCTTCGCCGGATGTTTACCCAAGAACCAAGCTGGCGCCAGGTATGATATGAGTTCACTTTTTCCATGTCGCGGAGCAATATTAACAATAATGCGTTTCTTTTTGCCTGTAGCGATGTCTTCAAAAAGTTGAGCCAGTTTCCTATGATGTTCTCCTATAATATAGTTGGGATATACATGTTTTATAAAATCTAAGAAGTGTTTTGCACCTTTTTCTTTCGTTAATTCTTTTTTATATTCAGTTAATAGCCTTAATTTATCACGTCGATCCTCTTCCGACATGAAAGGCAGCGCTTGTTCAAGTAATTCTAAGTCTTTTTTACTGATCGTCATGGTTCTCTAAGACTTCGCCTTCAATAACCTTGCCTTTTAGCTCTTCAATTGCCTTCTTTAACTCTTCTTCTAGTTCTTTACCTGATTTAGTGACGTGCATAACCTCTGTTTTCTTCTTAAATGCATCAACACCGTCCACATCGCCTAGTTTCGACAAGGCTGCGATTCGGTCTCTCGATGATTTTGCCGTTTCAACCTCTTTAACTAGGTTATTAACCACATATAATTTGTAATCCGCGTACTGTTTGACTAACATTACGTTAGTTTGAGCCACCATGCCAGCCAGGTAAGCCATTGTTTCATTAGGATATTTATCAAAATCAGGTCTAAGCTCTGGATTATTTTGAATATCCTGCATATATTTCTCTGCTTCTTTAATATGTTCTTCTGTAGGTTCTAATGTTTCACCATTTATATCTGATATTAACTTAATTGTGCTTGCTCGCATTTTAATTTCTTCATCAACAGATATGTTAGGTAGTGCTTCCGCAGCGTTTTTTGGAAGAGGGATGTTATCTTCGATTGGAGGTATTACTAAGTTTTCGTTCGTCGTTGTCATGTGTCGCTGTTTACACCTAAAAATTAAATTGCAGCTATATCAAATATTGTAACATAGTTCTTTCTGGAAGAGTATAATAGTAATTTAGATTTTTGCTAGGGAGGACTAGCATGTTGGAATGGCTTTTAATTCTATACGTAGATGATAACCGAGAGTATATTGGTAATTTCGAGTCGTGTGCGCATGCCATACAGTATTTTCAAGAATGTGTAAAAGGAGAATATAAGACGTGGTCAACTGCTTGCTTACATCAGGACTATGTCCAACTTCCAGAGAACTTCATCCCCAAGTATCCCAAATGCAAATAGAATGGAAAGAGATAGAGTTTGGTCCGATTAATCTTTGGACCCTCGGAAGGGCTTGGTCTTGAGTCTGCTTACGGACGCAAATCTAAAACTCTTATATAAGACTTTCTGTCACATGGAACCATTTGATAAACTCAACATGCCTCATGCACATCAAATCAAACTTAAAGTGACACGACGCAAAGATATTATGGGAGAGTTTGCTCCCGAAGAAAATACGATCTATATTAGTAGTGCTCGC